CCTGCTGGCATGTTTGGCGCTGCGCCTCAAGGTGCACCTGCGATGCCTACTGCGCCGTTTGGTGCTCAAGGTGGTGGCAACCCTTACAACGCTGGTGGTGCGCCTACTGGCCTGCCTTCGTTCTTCGGCCAGTAATTAAATTGGGGTGATGTGCTTGCATAATGAGGCTGCGAGTTAAATGAGGAGCTGTGGGACAGCACATCGCAAGATGGAAATGAGGAACTAGCAGCATCACCCCACCTTGTAAGGAGTAAATGTAATGAACAAAATTGAATTTGGCGACTGCCGCGACACAATGCGTCGATGGGCGAGCGATGGCGTGAAGGCGCAGATGTGCGTGACAAGCCCTCCTTACTTTGGCTTGCGCGATTACGGGCACGAAGGCCAGATCGGGCTGGAGCAAACCCCCGAGCAGTACATCTCGGCGATGGTTGAGGTGTTCCGGTGCGTGCGTGACGTGCTGGCCGACGATGGGACGCTGTGGCTGAACATCGGGGATAGCTATGCCGCCCAAGGCGGCGCACAGGTTCAAGGATCAAAGCAAACCAAAGGATCGCAGGCTGGAGCATGGAATGGAGAGACTCGCAAGCCACCACAAGGCATCAAGCCCAAAGACCTGATCGGCATCCCGTGGATGCTCGCCTTCGCCCTCCGCGCCGATGGCTGGTATTTGCGCCAAGACATCATCTGGCACAAGCCCAACCCAATGCCCGAGTCTGTACGCGACCGCTGCACCAAGGCGCACGAATACATTTTTCTGTTGTCTAAATCGGAGCGGTATTTCTTTGACAGCGAGGCTATGAAAGAGACTGCCGTTGGTAATGCCAGCGGCGCAGCAGCTTCTTTCAAGCGCAGTGGTAGTAAACGCGCCCAAGTCATTCCGAATCAGACCGTTGGCACTCACCGCGAAGACAGAGAGGATGTTGCCTACAACGAAACCCGCAACCGCCGCAGCGTCTGGACAGTCGCCACCCGGCCCTACAAGGGCGCTCACTTCGCAACCTTCCCTCCTGCACTGATTGAGCCTTGCATTTTGGCTGGATCACAGCCAGATGACATTGTGCTTGACCCATTCATGGGCAGCGGGACAACCGCCGCAGTGGCCTTGCAGCATGGTCGCCAGTACCTTGGTTGCGAGTTGAATCCTGAGTACGGGCCTTTGCAGCAAGAGCGAGTTGCAAAGATTCAATTACCGGATTGGCTTAAATGAGTAACGATTATGTCTACGATGTGGAAACCTTCCCCAACGTCTTCACGTTGGCGGTGGAACACGCAGACGCGCCGCTTCAGTGGATGTTTGAGATCAGCGATCACCGCAACGATTCGCGTGAGATCGTCGCGTTCCTTCAGTACTTGAAAGACACCGATGCCCGCATGATCGGGTTCAACAACCTTGGCTTTGATTACCCCGTGGTGCACACCCTCGTGCGCATGGGCCACAGCGATGCCAACACGCTGTACCAAAAGGCGATGGCGATCATCAACGCGCAAGACGACGATGGTGGCCGCTGGATGCACTCTGTCAAGACCTCTGACCAGTTCGTCACGCAGATCGACCTGTTCAAGATCCACCACTTTGACAACCGCGCCCGGTCCACCAGCCTCAAGGTGCTGGAGTTCAACATGCGCAGCGACACAATTGAAGACCTGCCGTTCCCTGTGGGCACTACACTGAACCGCACACAGATCGAAGTGCTCAAAGAGTACAACAAGCACGATGTGGCGCAGACCAAGGCGTTCTATCACCACACGCTTGACATGATCCACTTCCGTGAAGAACTGACGCGCAAATACGCCCGTGACTTCATGAACCACAACGACACCAAGATCGGCAAAGACTACTTCACCATGAAGCTGGAAGAAGCCGGTGTCGCCTGCTACGACTTTGGCCCCAAGGGTCGCACACCTCGGCAGACCAAGCGCCCGGTGATCGCGCTCAAGGATGCCATCTTGCCGTGGATCAACTTCGAGCATCCTGAATTTAACCGGGTGATGAACTGGCTCAAGGCTCAGACCATCACCGAAACCAAAGGGGTCTTCAATGACCTCACAGCAACAATCAATGGCTTTACTTTTGTCTTCGGCCTTGGAGGAATCCACGGCTCCATCGAGTCAGAGGTCATCGAGTCTGACGGTGAGTACGTCATCGTGGACTTGGATGTCACTTCATACTATCCAAACTTGGCAATCACGAATGGGTTTCACCCGACCCATCTCGGAAAAGAGTTTGTCAGCATCTACAAGCACCTGTTCGAGCAGCGCAAGTCGTACCCCAAGAAGTCAGCCGAATCGGCAATGCTGAAGCTGGCGCTGAACGGCGTCTACGGTGACAGCAACAACCAGTTCAGTGTGTTCTACGACCCGCTGTTCACCATGTCGATCACACTTAACGGTCAACTGCTGTTGTGCCTATTGGCCGAGGGGTTGATGCACATCCCCGGCCTGCGCATCATCCAGGTCAACACCGATGGCCTGACAGTGCGTGTGCCCCGCAGCCACAAGATGCTGGTCGATCTGGCCCGCGCTGCATGGCAGTCGCGCACCGGGTTGAACCTTGAGGAAGCCGTGTACAAGGCCATGATGGTGCGCGATGTCAACAACTACATCGGCGTGTTTGAGAACGGCAGCACCAAGCGCAAGGGTGCTTACGAGTGGGACATGGAGTGGCACCAGAACGCTGGTGGGCTGGTGATTGCCAAGGTGGCCGAGAAGGTACTGGTTGAAGGTGCTCCCATCCGCGAAACCATTGAGCAGTGGCCCGACATCATGGACTTCATGCTGCGCACCAAAGTGCCCCGGTCGAGTCACTTGGGCATCGAGCGTAACGGCGTGACATCGCAGCTTCAGAACACCACGCGCTACTACGTGGCCGAGGGTGGCGGGCAGTTGGTCAAGTACATGCCACCGCTTGCAAAGAAGCCCGAGCAGTGGCGCAAGTTTGCCGTTGAGAGTGGCTGGGGTGTGCAGCCTTGCAACGACATCAAGGACGCTGGCAAGCTGCCAGTCAATTTCGAGTATTATGTGAAAGAGGTAGAAAAACTTGTTCTCCACTTAGCATGATCAATCAATCCAAACTCCACGAAATGTTTGAGTACCGCGATGACGGAAATCTCATTCACCGACACACTGTTCAAGGTGGTAAACGCGCCGGTGAGATTGCGGGTTCCCCACATAACGCCGGTTACCGTCAAATCACAATTAGCCGCAAAAAGTATTTGATTCACCGTCTTATTTGGGTGTACCACTATGGGGAAATGCCAACACAGATTGACCACATCAATGGGCAACGATCAGACAACCGAATTGAAAACTTGCGCGAGTGTTCGTACAGCCAAAACCACGGCAACAAGCGAATGAACCGCAACAACACCAGTGGGTACAAGGGTGTGTTTTTAGACAAGCGTGATGGTTTTTGGTTTGTGTATGTGGCGCATCAATACATTGGGCGCAGTCAATCAATAGAAGAAGCTGCCGCCATGTATGACAAAGCAGCCAAGAAACATTTTGGAAAATTTGCGTTAACTAATAAGGAGATGAAATGATCAACATTACAGAAGTGACTATGGAAGAAGATGAAGCGTTTGACGCACTGGACAAACAGGTTGCTGGCAACCATTACAAGGACTTGCCGATCCAGCCAGTCGAGTACATCCACGCAAACGCAATTGGGTACTTTGAAGGCAACGTGATCAAGTACGTTTCCCGCTGGCGCAAGAAGAACGGCATTGCTGATCTGGAAAAGGCCAAGCACTACATCGAGTTATTGATCGAACTGGAGACACGCCGTGCTGGAAAAACAGATTGAATCCAAGGTCTGCGACTACGCCAAGTCCAAGGGTGTGCTGGCGTACAAGTTCACCAGCCCCGCCCGTGCCGCTGTGCCTGATCGTCTGTTCATCGGACCTGATGGGCGCATGTGGTTCTGTGAGTTCAAGCGCGAGGGTCAAGTACCTACGCCTGCGCAGTACCGGGAGCACGACAAACTCAGGAATCAGATGGTCAACGTGTTTGTGATCGACAACGTGGCCGAGGGTAAGTTGATGGTTGACGTGATGGTGATGGGATGCTGATCAAGTCTGTCAGTGATGATCAAAACGAAATCATCCAATCAATTATGAGTCTGTGCGGCATTGATCGTTTCGATGCCGATTTGACGTATGCCAACGGTGGGTTTTGGAAAAATCTTCCACAACCTGTCATGAAGTTTGACATTGACCCACAGACATTGGACACCGTTTATGCAAACAGCACAGAGTTACCGTTGCCTCAGTCATGTGTCAACTCCATCATGTTTGACCCCCCTTTTTTGACGTACATCAAACAAGGTCGAGAACACGACTCGATCATGGGTAAACGATTTAGTGGTTACTGGAAATACGATGAACTTGAATCGCATTACGCAGCTACGATTTCCGAAGCACATCGTGTATTGAATGACAAAGGCGTGTTCGTCATCAAGTGTCAAGACATCATTCACAACCACAAAATGCACTGCACTCATTTGAACATCATGAAGTGGGCTGAAGGAAAGTTTCGTTTGAAGGATTTGTTTATCCTGACAGCAAAACATCGGATACCGATTCCACCAACAGAAGGACACAAGCCCAAAGTGCAAAAACATGCGCGGATTCATCACTCGTATTTCATGGTGCTTGAAAAATGCTGACACCTGACTTACTTCACGACTACCAAAAAAAAGCCGTCAACTTTCAATGCACTCACGCCAACTCAATGCTCTGGTTAGATATGGGATTGGGGAAGACCGTGATCACACTCACAAGCGTGGCCCACCTCGTTAAGACCGGGTTTTTGCGCGGCGTGATCATCGTTGCACCCATTCGAGTTATCCGGCTGGTGTGGCGACAGGAAGCGGCCAAATGGAATCACACAAGCGGGTTGAAATTCAGTCTGGTGACCGGCACCAAGGACCAGCGCACCCGCGCTCTCCTGCGCCCTGCTGACATTTACTTGGTGAACTATGACGTGCTTGGCTGGCTGGCCGAGACACTCCAGACTTACTTCGTCAAGAAAGATCGCCCGATGCCGTTCAACGGAATCATCTGGGACGAGATCAGCAAGATGAAGAACAGCGCCACGAACCGGGTCAAGGCGTTTCGCAAGATCGCAAACCAGTTCGACTGGACCACGGGCCTGACCGGCACCCCGGCCAGCAATGGGTACAAAGACCTGCACGGTCAGTTCCTCGTGGTGGACAAGGGTGAGCGTTTGGGCACCAGCAAAACAGCGTTCCGCACCCGGTTCTATAAGAAGGTCGGACCCTACAAAGAGGTGGCCTATGAGGACACCGAGGACACGATCAAGAAGCTGATCGGGGACATTACGCTTGAGATGTCAGCCGAGGACTACAACCCGCTGCCTGACCTGATCGTCAACAACATCGAGATTGAGATGCCTGACGAGTTGCGGGCCAAGTACGACAGGCTGGAAAAAGAGTTTTTCATGGTGCTCGACAGCGGCAAAGAGATTGAGGCGTTTAACCAAGCTGCCTTGACCAACAAGTGCTTGCAGTTCTCTAACGGGGCCATGTACCCCATTGCCGGGATGCCGCTGTGGGAGCCGGTGCACGACATGAAGCTGGACGCGCTGGAGGACATCATCGACGAGGCCCAGGGGTCACCCATCCTGTGCGCCTATGCGTACCGGTCAGACGCTGCCAGGATCATGGAGAAGTTCAAGGCGCTGCGGCCCATCAACTTGACCGAGTGCAAGACCGAGGCATCGCTGACCAACGCCATGCACCGCTGGAAGACGGGCGACTGCGCCCTGATGATTGGTCACCCGGCCAGCATGGGTCACGGCATTGACGGCTTGCAGAACAACGGACACATCCTCGTGTGGTATGGCCTCAACTGGTCGCTGGACCTGTACGAGCAGTTCAACGCCCGTGTGCGCCGTCAGGGCCAAGGGGCACCCGTCATGTGCCACCGCATCCTGATGCAAGACACATTGGACCAAGCACAAGCAATGGCGCTTGACCAAAAAGCAACAACTCAGGCCGGATTGCGCAACGCCGTCAAACAATACCGCATATCTAAAAATGTGTGATACACTTGTGTCACATTAACCACTGGAGTAACTGTAATGATCCGTCAAACCATTGAGTGGG